GGTAAGCCGACCTGGGTCGAAAAAACACGACTAGGCTTTTTCCAAATCGTTGCAGTTACTTTTTTACAAATGAAAATTAAAAACAAAAATGAAAACCCGCGCCCGGCAAAGCAGGAAAAGTTTGCGGAGGTATTTTGCGCCAACTCTGAAATCAGGAAGCTTGACGCAATCATCGAGCATCCGCGAAACCCGAACAAGCACCCAGCGGAGCAGCTCCGCTTGCTGGCCAAGATAATCCAATCGACAGGCTGGCGCAGTCCAATCGTGATTAGTAAACGCAGCGGGTTTGTGATCAAAGGCCACGGGCGTTTTCAGGCCGCGCAACTGGCGGGTCTGACCGAGGCACCTGTTGACCTCCAGGATTACGAGAGCGAGGCGGCGGAGTGGGCGGACATGATCGCGGATAACCAGTTGGCGGAACTGGCGGACATGTCTCGGGATGAGTTGCGAGCACTTGCCATTGATCTTGAAAAGAGTGGCGCTGACACCGAACTTACTGGATTTACGGAGGCTGACTTTGCGGCGCTCGTGACTCCAGAGAAAACCAATCTAATTCCGGTTGAAATAAAACCTCCGCCAAAAATGGCCTGGGCACTCATTGGCATCCCGCTCGTGAGATGGGGCGAAATTGCACCAGAGATTGAAACCATAGCCAACCTCCCGGAGGTATTTTGCGAAACCACGTATAACGATGGGTAAAACCGACAACCATAATCTTGATGCCAAGTTGGATCTGCGCCGACATTTCTTGAGACGCTATCATGCGTCGGGTGCGAATGTCTTTGATGCGTTCCAAGGCTCTGGTAAAATTTGGAGCACCTTGCGCAACGAGTTCTCGGTCTCGGGGTATTGGGGCGTTGACGTGAAACCAAAACGCGGGCGCTTGAAAATAGACTCGGCCCGCGTGCTCGATCAACCGGGTTGGCCATTTGACGTCATCGATCTCGACGCATACGGCTTGCCGTGGAAGCATTACCGCGCGGTCCTCACCCACGGGCGGCGCGACCTGACGATCTTCCTGACGGTCGGGTCATTAACTATGGGCGGCAGTGGCCTAAGCAATGAGCTTCGGTCTATCCTTGGCATTACGCTTAACGGAATCCCCAACGCCGTTAGCGCAAAAATAAATGAAGGATTCACAAAGTATTGTCTTGGAGGATGTTGGGATATTGGCTACCAATCAAGCGAGTGCATCGAAGCACTCAACCGTGGCGGCAACGCCCGGTATTTTGGAATACGCTTAAAACACACAGGACCAACATGAAAACAACGATCATCGCATGGACAGACCACACTTTTAACGCATGGTGGGGATGCGTAAAAGTTTCCGCAGGCTGCAAGAACTGTTACGCCGACACGCTATCTAAAAGCTACGGGTTTGCAAACCTTTGGGGCGCGAACTCGGAGCGCCGGACCTTCGGCGAAAAGCATTGGGCAAATCCGGTGGCGTGGAACCGGGAAGCGGCAACCGAGGGTCGCGCGCACCGCGTATTTTGCGGATCGATGATGGATTGGGCGGAGGATCACCCAACCGCCGAGGCAACCCGCCCGCAACTCTGGCAGGTCATCCGCGATACTCCGATGCTGCAATGGCAGTTGCTCACGAAACGACCGGAGAGAATCCGCGCATGCCTGCCTCAAGACTGGGGCGACGGATACCCCAACGTATGGCTTGGCACATCAGTGGAGGACATGCGGGTAGCAAATCGGGTTGACTACCTTCGAGACATTCCGGCCACCGTCCGGTTTATCAGTTACGAACCGGCGCTTGGTCCGCTGGACGATCTCAACATCACGGGACTTGATTGGGTTATTTACGGAGGGGAATCCGGCCCCGGCTACCGGCCGCACGATCTTGATTGGCCTCGCGCTATGCGGCTCAAGTGCAAGCAATCCGACGTGGCGTTTTTTTATAAGCAGGCGGCTGCACCGCGCACGGAGATGGGCACGACGCTCGACGGTGAAACGGTCAGAAAGTATCCAACACCACGATGTCTGACACCAACGCTCTAATAGTAACAGCCGACAAGCTGGAAGACCTCACCGGCCTGTCAGACCGGCGTCATCGGCAGCTCGCTAAGCTCGGTTATTTTCCTTCGCCAAAAAACGGCATGTATGATATGGCCTTGGCGATCCGTGGCATCTTCAAATATTACCGGGAGGACCGATTTGCGGAGGCGAAGACGATGCACGAGGCCAAGCTCAAAAAGTTGAGTGCGGAGGCTGCAATGGCGGAAATCAAACTAGCAGAGACGCGCGGCGAACTAGCCAGCATCTCCGACACATGCGACCAGCTCGCCATCATCAGCGCGAAGTTTGATCAGCTCATCACGCAGAAGCTCGACATCGAAGCGCCGGCGCGACTGGTAGGCAAAGACATCGTGGCCGCGCGCAACGAGTGCCGAATGATCCACGACGAGATGCGCGAGACGATCAGAGCGGGCATGAGCATTTACGAAACTCCGCACGTCCGCCCATGACACCAACCGCACGATACGACCGCTCGTTCGCCTCGGTCTCCGGCGCGCAACCGGACCGCTCACCGATCTACAAATGGGCGCGGAAGCATGTCGAGCTGCCCGAGTCTTACGCGGTGCCGGGCAAGTTCAATGTCGAGCTATCGCCCTGGATGATCGAAATCTTCGACGCGTTGAAAGACGACACGGTGCGCACGGTCACGGTCAGCAAATCCATCCAGAGCGGCGGCACGCTGATCGCTGACGTTTGGGTGCCGTGGCTGATCGTGAACCAGCCCGGTCCGATCTCATGGACGATGCACACGGACGACATGGTCCAGCGGCACGCCAAGACGCGGTTGAATCCGATCCTTGACCGATGCGCGCCGGTCGCTCGTTTGCTCCCGAGGCAGGGACCGCTGCGGACGACAACTGAAATCTACTTTGGCAATTTCTACATGGTGCTCAACTCGGCGAATCTCTCCGACCAGCAATCCCAGTCTATCCGGTTCAAAATCAACGACGAGATCTGGCATCCAAAATGGCAGTCGGTCTACAGCGAGGCGATTGGGCGCGTGACGAGATTCGAGGAGGCGGGCACCAGCAAAGTTTTGAACATCAGCCAAGGCGGATGGGAAAGCGACGTGTCGGATCAGGCGTGGCTTGCCGGCCATCAAGCCGAGTGGTCGGCCGCGTGTCCGGCGTGCGGCAAAATCCACCCGCTTAACTTCCGGCAATTCATGATCGGCGAGGACGACAAAACTCGCGCCGGGGTCGTGTGGGATCCGAAGGCGCATCGCGACGACGGCACGTTTGACGAGGCGCTGGCCGGCGCGACCGCTCGCTTTAAATGCTGCCATTGCGGGCACGAGCAACCCGACACCGACGAGACCCGTGAGCATTGGCGGCGCACTGGCAGCTACGTGACGACCCGCCTGGATGCACCCGAGCAGACGCGCAGCTACCATTTCGAGGCGCTCGTGTCCCGCCCGATGAAGCTCCTGGCTGAACAGTTCTGCATTGCGGAGAACGAGTTTCACCGCACGAGCAGCACCGAGGCCCGGCGAGTGTTCCGGCAAAAGCGGGAAGCTCGCGCATGGATTGAGCCGAGGCAGACCATTGCGATCACGCACGGGACCGGCGACTATACGGTTGCGCAGTTTGCGAATGGCGAACGGGTGGCCGGCGAGACTGCGCGGTTTATGGTGCTCGACCGGCAGCAAACGCATTGGTGGGTGGAGATCGGCGCGTGGTTGCCAGCGCCGGAATATCGGCAGCTTTACTTTGGCCGCATTGACACGATTGACCAAGTGCGGGCGATCCAACAGCGATACGGCGTGCCGGATTCGTGCGTCGCTCAGGATCGACGCTACAAGCCGAGCGACGTTGACGCGGACTGCCTGCGGTTTGGCTGGCGTGGGCTTGAGGGCGTGCGGAAAAAGACATGGACACTGCGCAACGAGGCGACCGGCCTGCTAGAGAACTACCCGCACAGCGACGTTTTGTTTGCTGCGATCAATGGAGGGTCCGCGCCTTACTACCAGTTTTCAAGCAACCACTGCAAAGACATTGTCGCAACGGCGGTCAGCGGCGAGGGTTTCAAATGGTCGTGCGCATCAGATGCGAACCCGATCTATTTTGAGCACCTCAAAGCCGAGGAAAAGAAGGAGCTGCGGCCTGGGGTTTGGGAGTGGGTCGAGGTCAAGCAAAACGCGAATCACGGTCTCGACACGGCGTCCATGATGATATGCATTGCGGTCATCGCGGGGCTCGTCCGGTTCACGGTTGAGAAACCCGATTGAAACATGAGCACGTTAATGAAAGCTAAAACACTGTCATCTTTTTTGGTGAGCTGCGAGCACTCCGGGACAGTGAGGGAAGCGCTGAGGGCTAATGGGATTGACGCATGGAGCTGCGATTTGCTACCCGCTGACGACGCAAGCCCCTACCACATCCATGGCGATTGTCGTGACGCAATGCGCTCGCGTGATTGGGGTGGCTACGGTATGCACCCCGACTGCACATTTTTGACAGTTGCGGGAATCCACTGGAATAACAGGGGAAGAGGCTGGGAAAAAACAAACGAGGCGCTCGCGTTCGTGCGTGAGCTGATCGACATCGCCGGCGATAAACCGTGGTATCTGGAAAACCCTGTTTCAATTATCTCCACTCAAATCCGCAAGCCGACGCAGACCATTCAGCCCTATAATTTTGGCGAAGACGCCAGCAAGCGAACGTGTCTCTGGCTTAACCGGCTCCCGAAGCTCACGCCGACGAAGCGAGTGCCGGGCCGGATGGTCGGTAACGTGGAACGCTGGGCAAACCAGACCGACAGCGGGCAGAACAAACTCGCGCCATCTGCCGACCGGTGGAAGTTGCGAAGCAAGACCTATTTGGGCATCGCGGCCGCAATGGCAGACCAGTGGGCTCCGGCGCTGGCAGGATGGAAGCCGGTGGCTTTTTCGGGCGATTGCAACAAAGACGGCGAGTGCTCCATCTGCGGCGAGGATTATTCGGAATGCGCCTGCCCTGGGCCAACAATGGATGAATACGAATACTTGGAGAACGGGCAAGGGACGCTCTTTGCTCGCCCCTCTTTTTGACACCCCCGCGCAGCACCATGACCGCCTTGCTACTAGCCGCCCTGATCGCCGTCGAATCCTCTGGCAACCCTGCCGCAATCGGCGACAACGGCGACGCGCTTGGCATTTTGCAAATCCATGCCTGCGTCGTGATCGACGTGAACCGGATTGCAAAAACCAACTACACGCACCGGGACGCCTTTGACCCTGAGAAGGCGCGGGAGATGTGCCGGATCTACCTCGAGCACTACGTCACCGAGCGGCGCCTTGGTCGCCCGCCGACTATGGCCGATTATGCGCGAGTCTGGAACGGTGGGCCGAATGGTTATCGGAAACCGGCAACCGCGAAATACTGGGAGAAAGTGAGATCTCATTTAGAGCCATGACCGCGACAAAGCCACACCCTCCCGCTTGTGACGCGACGTTACCCGCCATTCGTCCGCACCGGCTCGAAGTCGGCATGACCTTGCGGGACACGTTCATCGACGCCGGGGGCGCGCTGCATAAATTTGCCCGCCCGCACCGCATCGTTGGCATCACTCCTGGCGGTCGTGGTCGTGCGGACCTGATCCACCTGAGAGTCTCTGCCTTTTGACGAGCGCCGTCAAAGTATGCCCGGCAACGCTTTTATTGGTCTCGATCTTGCGACGCTGACCACCCTTCGGACCGCCTACGTGAGCGCCATCACGGCGCTGGCGTCAAACATGTCGTACTCCCTGAACGGTCGCAGCCTGACGCGGTCGAGCTTGCCGGACGTAAAAGCGACGCTGTCAGAAATCCAAGCGGCCATCGTCGATATTAACGAGACCACGACCGACCGCACCCTCGTGAGCTTCACCGGATTATGAACGGCCTCAATCTTTCGCAGCTCATCAAATCTCAGCCGTTCTTCGAGCGCGCAATTTCTGCGGTCGCCCCAGGCTACGGTCTGCGCAGATTGCAATCTCAGGTCCAACGCGAGATGTTTAGCTACGAGGCCGCGCGCGCGGATCGTATCTACGCGCCCAAGACTTTCGCCCCGCCCGCCGAGTCAATGCGGACCCAGCGCGACCGCGTGCTGATGATGTGGGAGGCGCTCGACCTCGTTGAAAATTTCCCGCGCGCGAAAGCAGCCATCACCCGCTACGGCACTTTTTTGACCCCGACAGAATACGCGCCGACGACCGGAGACCGGGACTATGATGCTCAGGTTGCGGACTGGTTTCACGGGTGGTGCAAGTCGTGCGACATCACCGGCAGGCACAGCTTTCGCAAGCTGTTGCAGTTGGCGGTTGAGATGCGCCCGGCGTATGGTGACTGCGGCATTGCGCTCCGGCGCGACGGCGACGAACTGCGCTTGCAGCTCATCCCAGGTGACCGCATTGGCAATCCGAACGAGACTGGATTGACGAGCATTGGCGACGACCGACGTTATTTTTCCGGCGTCGTCACGAACCGCATCGGCAAACCCACCGCGTATCGGATCTTCACAGTCACGGACTCCGGCGCTTATGTAGACCCCGAGGACGTTGACGCTCCTCAGTTTTTCCATTATTTCGACCCCTTCCGCGTTGACCAATATCGAGGCGTCACGGACTTTCACTCCGTCGCTCGCACCGCTCGCATGTTCAAGGATATTCTCGACGCAGAAAAGGTCGGGGTGCTTTACGCGTCGCAGCAAGCCGCGCTGATCTTCAACGACCGAGGCCAAGCGCCCAGTCGGAATCTGTTCACGCCGGCCAACGCCGCTTTCCTTGCTAACGGTGAGCAGCCGAAAGAGGAGCAGTCTCAGATTGGCACGATCAAATACTTTCAACAGGGCGACAAAGTGGAGACGATGCCTTCGCGTCCAGGCAGCGCATTCGAGGGCTTTCTTGATCTCCTTTCGCATGAGATTGCACTCGGTCTCGGTGGCTATCCGGCAGGTGTATTGTGGGGCACGCAGGATTTCAAAGGCCCGTCCGTGCGTGCCGAGTTCGCCCAGGCCGACCGCGTGAACACCCGGCATCAAGGGATCCTCTGCGACAAGCTGCTCGATCCGATCAAAAATGCGGCGATCCTCGACGCCATCGCTCGCAAAGAATTACCACCGCCGCCACGGATTGCCGGCGAGACTTTTGAGCGCTCGATTGTTAGAGCGACCGCTGGCACGTTCCGATTTCCGCCGCGCCTGACGATTGACGTGGGCCGCGAATCCATTGCCCGCATTGCCGAGCTGACTAACGGCGCAGGCAGCTTGCAGGAGATCGCTGCCGAGGATGGTAAAGACGCATTTACCCGCCTCGAGGAAAAGGCGCAGGCCGCTGGATGGATCAAGGAACTTGCGACCAAATACGGCGTGCCCGAGACCGCAATCAACCTGCCCGGCGGACAACTGCCGAGCACGCCAGCCGCCGCCGCTGCGGTCGGTGAGCAAGCGGGCAAGGACGCGGCGCAGGCGCAGGCCGATAGCGTGCCGAATTCAAATGGCGCGTTGCACGGTGCTGGAAATGTCAAACTCGAGGAACCCACACCCCGCGAGATCATCACATTTGATCGTGCTCGATCTTCGGTTATGATTGAACTGTCTGAAAAACTAACCGCTATTCGCGCCAAGCGCGTTAACGCCAGGAATTAACATGCTCTCAGTCGTTGAATCTTATGCCGCACTCCTAAGCCAGCACGACGAAGAACTCGAAACGCTGATTGAGGCGATTCCGAAGTTGCACGCCGAGCTTGCTGAGAAGCTGGCCGGGTGGGTGGATGAAATATCGGCAAACGATATGATCGAGGTCGGGAAATTGGTCCAATCGGTGGCCGATGCTTCCGAGCGCATCAAATCGGAGCTCTTTCAAAAGCTTTCGGCGCTTGAGTCTGCTGGCAAACTCACGAATGAAAAGTTGCGGGCGCAATTTACCGCACAGATCGCCGCTCTTCCGGTCCCGATAACGCTTGCCGCAATCAATAAGATCGCATCGGCAAAGGCTGGCGACGTTTTGGAGCTATCGAAACAGCAACACGCACTGCACGAGATCGCACTGGCCGACGCAACGACCGCTCATCAGTTGGCCGCTGAGATGGCGTTTGTCAACGCATGGACTGGCAAATTTGATCCAGATCGTGGATACAAGCGCGGTGAGATTTTTAATCTGCGCGGTTCTACTTTTTTGGTTTTACGCGATACACCGGCTGGCGAAACTCCGAGCAGCTCGGTTTTACGCAAACCGAATCCATGGTTTGCGGTGATTGCGGCTGCTGGCTCGGCTGGGCCAGCGGGCACAGACGGCACGGTTGGCGGCGGTGACGCACTCAAGTCGGATCCGCTCTCGCAATTTGCGGCGACGACCTCCGCTCAGTTGGCGGGCGTGCTCACGGATCAAACGGGCACGGGATCGGCGGTGTTTTCGATTTCGCCAACTTTGGTAACGCCTGCGCTCGGAACTCCTGCATCGGGTGATGTTGCAAATTTAACGGGCACGGCTTCGATAAACATTAACGGCACGGTGGGGGCGACGACTCCGGCGGCGGTGATTGCTACAACTGTTGCGGCCAGCGGTAATATTACTGGTAGCAATTTGTCTGGAACTAATACGGGCGATCAGACCAATATTACCGGCAACGCAGCTACCGTAACGACGAACGCTAATTTGACCGGAACCGTAACAAGCGTTGGGAACGCCACGGTTATTGCCAGTGGTGCTATCTCTAACGGGATGTTGGCTAACGCTGATGTAGCAAATTTGTCTGGAACGAACACCGGAGACAACCCGGGAGTCACTGCGGTCACCGGCACTGCTCCGATTGTGTCAAGCGGAACGTCAACGCCTGCAATTTCAATTACAGCGGCTTCAACCGGCGCGGCTGGAAGCATGTCGGCAGCGGACAAAACTAAGCTCGATGGTGTGGCTACTGGTGCGACGGCAAATAGTGAAGACGCGACTCTGCTTGCCCGGGCGAATCATACCGGCACGCAGGCGGTGGCCACGATTACGGGACTTGGCACGCTTGCCACGCAAAACGGCACATTTTCTGGAACGAGCAGCGGCACGAACACCGGAGATAACACTGTAAGCACTAGCGGCGCGGCGACGACCGCAGTGACGCTACTTACACCTCGCGCAATTAACGGGACCGATTTTGATGGCAGCACGGCAATTACCGTCACGGCAGCGGCTGGCACGCTGACCGGCGCAACGCTCGCAGCTAGTGTCACAGCATCATCGCTGACCTCGGTCGGCACGCTCTCATCGTTGACTGTCACGGGCACTCTTACGGTGCCAGCGCCCGTAAACGACACCGATGCTGCCTCGAAAGGTTACGCCGACGCAATCAAGCAGGGTCTCGACATTAAGGATTCCGTTCGCGCGGCATCTACTGCCAACATCGCGGTCGCCAGTGCTTTAATCAACGCTTCCGTGGTGGATGGTGTGACCCTGGCAACGGGCGACCGAGTGATTCTGAAAGATCAGAGCGCCGCCGCTGAGAATGGGATTTGGGTCGTCGTTGCTTCCGGCGCTGCGTCGCGATCTACGGACGCAGACACATCCGCAAAAGTTACCTCAGGGCTTTATACTTTTGTTTCCGAGGGCACGGCGTCTGCCTCGTTTGGATTTGTGCTCACGACGGCTGACCCGATCACGTTGGGAACGACCTCACTGTCCTTCACTCAATTCAGTGGTGCTGGCCAAATTACTGCCGGCGCCGGACTCACGAAAACTGGCAACACGATCAATGCGGTCGGCACATCAAACCGGATTACGATTGCGGCAGACTCGATTGATATTGGTTCTGATGTTGTGACGCTTTCTGGTTCGCAGACGCTCGCCAACAAAATCATTGATGCATCGCAGCTCAGCGGGTCAGTTGCCGCCGCACGTATGCCTGCTTTGACTGGCGACATTGCTACGTCTGCCGGTGCCGTTGCGACCACTTTGGCAACCGTAAACGCTGACGTAGGCACTTACGGATCGGCAACTGCATCTCCGCAGATCACGATCAACGCGAAGGGTCTGTTGACGTCGGCAAGCTCGGTGACGATCACCCCGGCGGTCGGATCGATTAGCGGCCTTGGCTCTGGTGTGTCGTCGGCGCTTGCGGTCAATGTTGGCACGGCAGGCTCTCCGATTGTGAACGGCGGCGTCCTGGGCACACCATCATCTGGCAGCGCGGCGAACCTCACGAGTTTTCCGACGTTGAATCAAAACACTACGGGCAACGCGTCCACGGTCACGACAAACGCCGATCTCACAGGCCCGGTAACGAGCACCGGCAACGCCACAGCCATTGCTAACGCCGCGATTTCTAATGCGATGCTGGCGAACTCTGCGGTCGCAAATCTCAGCGGCACGAACACCGGGGACCAGACCAACATCTCTGGCAACGCGGCCACGGTCACAACCAACGCTGATTTGACCGGGCCGGTCACAAGTGTGGGGAACGCCACAGCCATTGCAAACGCCGCGATTTCCAACGCGATGTTGGCAAATTCGGCGGTCGCTAATTTGAGCGGCACCAACACGGGCGACAATACGGTTTCGACCTCTGGCGCAGCGACCACGGCGGCAACCCTTCTGACCGCGCGCACGATTGGCGGCACCAGCTTTGACGGTTCGGCGAACATTGCGGTCGCGCTTGCTGCGACGGCGACTGCTCTGGCCACGACACGGGCCATCTACGGAAACAACTTCGACGGTTCGGCTGCGCTTACGCAGATTATTGGGAGCGCGTTCGGCGGGACTGGCAACGGCTTTACCAAGTTCAGCGGCCCGACGACGGCAGAGAAGACTTTCACCTTGCCGGACGCCAGTTCCACATTGCTCTTCTCGGGTGGTGCGCTTGGCACTCCCGCCAGTGGCACCGTCACGAATCTGACCGGCACGGCCTCTATCAACATTAACGGCACGGTGGGCGCGACCACGCCCAGCACGGGTGCGTTCACGACGCTGAGCGCGACGGGGGCGGTAACATCCCTTGGAAACTTTTTGGGCAGCAACAATGCCGCATATCTAACGTGGCAGGGTGCTTCTGGCGGGGCGGTTACGTCCAACATTCAATCTGAGGCTGGCGCGGCTTTCGTTCGGGGGTCTGCAAGGAACGGGACGGGTGCTGTTGGCGTTCGTTTTCAGGGACATCTCATTGGGGGAACCTTTGCCACTCCTTTGGCTGCTGCGAACGGTTCATTAACTGCCCTAAACCATCTTACATGGGGTGGTTCCACTTGGGCAACGGCGGGCGCTGTTGAGATCACTAACACAGAAGCGCATTCGGAAGCTGCACGCGGAACGAAAGTCACCATATCGGCCACGGCGAACGGCAGCGTGAGTCCGGCGACGGTGTTGGATATTACCTCCACCGGCCTCGCCGTCACGGGCACCGGCAGCTTCACGGGTGACGTTACGTTTACAGCTACAAACAACCGTATCCTTGCGACAGATAACGCCGCCTACGGCACATGGCAAGGCGCCGCAACACAGCAGAACCGGGGCTTTTTCGTTCAGCGCGAAAACGACAACGCAGGGTTTTTTGCGCTAAGCCTGGGCACTAATCGAACGGTCGCTTTTGAAGGCAATTTTATTGGTGGCACGTTTGCATCGAAGGCCAACACTGTTAGCAATAGCATACTTCGTATGCGGTTTAACGGATACGATACCACGAACGGGATTGGGCTTGGCAGTGCTGAGTT